GTAGCGAATACGCGACTGCCGGCGTTATAATGAATGCCCAGACGCAAGAGATCTACGAAGCTACTGTTGAATCGAGACCTGGAGATACAGAACTTGGACCATACCGTTGGCTAAATCCTGCGTACAAAGACGCTATGTATGCTGAAGCAGAAAGCCGCGGTGTTGATAGGGACCAAGCGTGGGACGAAGTTAAGTGGATTGATCTAGAGGTTGAGGCCGACTATCTAGAAAAGGCAGAAGCCATGTTCAACAACGAAGAATTTGATACACGAATTCAAATAGAAATTGACATCGACGACGAGCTGTTCTGCGCTCTGGCAAAGGAAGCACATCGCAGAGACATGACGTTCAATGATCTGTGCATGGAAGCTATTGCCAATTTTATCGAAAAGACTGAATTTGAATTGGCCGAAGCTGCGAAGATCGAAGTGTTCACAGTAACCGTCGAAGATGCAGCCGATGGTTCTGGCGACGGCATCATTCAGCTTCCGGACACTTTTATCAAGCAAGAAGATTGGCGTGAAGGTGATGTGCTTGACTGGGAAGTGGAAGATGGTCAAGCTATTCTTAGAAACCTATCCAAGCAGGAACGAGAAGATGGCACAACGAGTTAACTACTGGAGTTGCAGCAAGTTTGCTAATTGGGTGCGCGGCACAGAAAAGCTGCACTCTGGTACCTCGGCTGAATGGAGCCAATGGAAGAAAGCCGCTAAAGCTGCGCATAATTTCCGTTACTGGTTAGCTGAAGACTTTCTTGACAAGGTTCAGGATTTTATACACTGGCCAACAGACAAAGTAAAAGACTTCCGTTACTACTGCGTTAACCGTTTCGGTGATAAGATGCATTATCTTCCAACACGGCTAAAACCCGGTCAATACAACGAAGTTGGTACTCGCATCCTTCATGGACTGTTCGAAACCCTTGTTGACTTTGTTGAAATCGAAAGTGCTTGGATGCACGTTTGCTGGGATAAAGAAGCACAAAAAAACTTCCCAGGCATCTATCGTCCGTGGTATCTACGTTGGAAGCGCGGTCGTAGCGCAGGAGCAGGAATCGCACATCTAAACTGGGCGATTAGCTTAGGCAAGGAAAGCCCTTATCAAGCAAAAGCAGCCCAACAAATCCTCGATTTGTACACCTGGTGGAAAGTAACACGGCCAGCGCGTAAAGATACATGGGAAACAAGTGGCCTACGTCCGTTCTGGAATCAAATGGAAGCCAAATACAGCGACGATATGATGTGGCTACTAAGCGATAAAATGACTCCGGAAGAGAATGCCGAATACAAGCGCCTTCATGATCTCGAATGTGCTGTTGAAGAAGCGTACGATAAAGAAGATGAGAAGATGTTGATTAACTTGGTCAAGCTGCGCAACGATCTATGGACTTAATTTCACGCCTTACTAGTCTTCTATAAATACTCTTATACCATGAAATTTAAAGTCAGCGAACTATTCTACAGCATTCAAGGCGAGGGCAAGTATGTTGGAGTCCCCTCTGTTTTCTTGCGTATGTTTGGCTGCAATTTTACTTGCGGCGGATTCGGCATGCCGCGAGGAGAAGTGTCGCAGGAACGTAAGCTGGTTGATCCTGTCAACTTCAAAAAATACAACGAGCTGCCGCTAGTCAAAACAGGTTGTGATTCGTATGCAAGTTGGGATCCTCGTTTTAAGAACATGAGCCCAACATACACCGAACAGCAACTATGCGACGCAATGACTTCTATTCTACCACGTGGCGAATGGGATATTGGTCGCTATGGCTCGTTCATTAACGGGCGACCGTTAAGCACACATCTTGTCATTACGGGTGGTGAGCCCTTGCTTGGCTGGCAGCGAGTTTATCCAGACCTACTTAAATTGCTATGGCAACGTGGACTGCATGAAGTGACGTTTGAAACTAACGGATCGCAAGAGCTAACTAAAGAACTGCGCGACTACCTTGCTGATCCGCGATGGAATACTACGTTTAGCGTAAGTCCTAAGCTGTCGGCGTCTGGAGAGAGATGGTCAGAAGCAATTAATCCGGCTGTAGTTAAAGGATATGAATTTCCAGGTAGCAATATCTATCTCAAGTTTGTTGTGCAAGATATTAACGACTTTGAAGAAGTAGATCAGGCTGTAGCAGAATATCAAAAGGGCGGAGTATATTGTCCTGTATATGTTATGCCGGTGGGCGGCACAGGTGATCTATATTACAAGAATAACACACAGGTAGCCAAGCTTGCAATGGAACATGGTTGGCGATATAGTCCGCGTATTCAAGTAGACTTATTTAAAAACGCATGGGGAACATAATAGTGGCATCACTAAAACGAAGATTTCGTAAATGGCTCAATGCCCCAAGTAACGCAGACCTAATTGACAAGGAAGCATCGGCACCAATGGAACAACTAGTATCAAAATCAATGGGACAAACACTTAGCGGTGGATTGCGATTTAATGCCTACCGAGCAGAAGGTGGGATTGTCGTTGAAGTGTTTGACAACGGCGAACTGAATAGAAGTAGCAATGGTAGAGAACGCGGTCCTAAACTGTATATCATTACAGACGAACAAGACCTTGGGCATGAGATTGCAAAAATCTTTACCATTGAATCGTTAGGGAGAAGCTAATGGGTATCAAAGATTGGTTCAAAGGAATAACAAATGTGCCTGATCGTCGAGGCGATATGCCAGCGCCAACATTCGCGGCACCAAAGCCAAAGGCACCACGCAAGCCTCGCGTAAAGAAAGAGAAGACAACCGCCACAGTTCTTAACTTAGCCAAAGATGCTGCTACGCTAAAAGGCGAGCCCTGGGTTGATGTTGTGCGAGTTGAACTTGATCCCATTAATCCGGGTGCTGGTGCCTTTGAACTAGATTGGAACGATATCTTTGTAGCCCGTTTGGTTAAGGCAGGCTATGTCGGCCGCACCGATCAAGCCATTGTAGATATGTGGTTTCAGGACGTTTGCCGCAATGTGGTTTTGGCTACATACGAACAAGACCAAGCTGATCCGGACAAACGGATGGCTACTCCAGTTGCTCGCCGTAAGAATTTGGGCGACGGCCGTTCCGAAATCAGTTGACAATAACCAAATCGTAAGCTATACTCGCACTATGAAGCGTTATCTTCTCGTAGATGCGATGAACCTCTTTTTCCGGGCGCGCCACGTTGCGCACAAGGGCTCGGATATCAACGAACGCGTCGCCATGTCATTGCACATTGTTATGATGTCAATGAGCAAGGCTTGGCGTTTGCACAATGCTGATCATATCGTGGTATGCTTAGACGGCCGCAGCTGGCGGAAAGATGTCTATGCTCCATACAAGAAAAATCGTGAAGTAGATAAGGCTGCGCTAACCGATCAAGACATCATCGAGAACGAAGAATACTTTGCTGCGTTCGGCGAGCTAATTGAGTTTCTGGAAGATAGAACCAACATCACTGTGATTAGTTGTGACATTGGTGAAGCCGATGATTTGATTGCGCGTTGGATTCATTACCATCCAGACGACCAACACACGATCGTAAGTTCAGACACTGATATGGTGCAGTTGCTTGCATCTAATGTTGATCAGTATAACGGCATCACGCAAGAACTAATCACATTAAGCGGTATCACTAATGATCGCGGCAAGCCCGTTATCGATAAGAAGACTAAGCTACCAAAGGTAGTTGAGGATCCGCAATGGCAGTTGTTTGTTAAGTGTATGCGCGGGGATCCTGGCGACAATGTGTTTAGTGCTTTTCCACAAGTTCGCATTAAAGGATCGGCTAAGAAAGTTGGCTTAACTGAAGCGTATGCTGATCGCGCAAAGAAGGGCTATGCCTGGAACAATATTATGCTGCAACGTTGGGTTGATCATAACAAAGTCGAGCATCGTGTGCTTGATGATTACAATCGCAATGTTGGGCTTATTGACCTTACTGCACAACCTGCGCATATCAAAGAAAAGCTTGACGGTTGCATTGTTGATGCAACGGCTGTAGTAAAAAATAAGCAAATGGTCGGCGCACATTTTCTAAAGTTCTGCGGACGTTATGACCTAGTTAAGTTAAGTGAGAACGCAACAGTATTTGGTGAGATATTGAGTGCAGCATATCCAGAATGAGTGTCAAAGATTTTCAACCACACAAGGATTGGTATCAAACATTTACCATGAGCGAACTAGTTACCCTAAAATCAGATCATAACTCAATCTTTAATATTCAGGTGCAGGATGTTTACGGCGGCAAAGAAATCAAGTTGAATCCGGGTTGGGATTTACAAACTACAGTAGACTTTGTGCGCGACTTTAAGATCAAAGAAGAAGCTGATGTAAAGGTGCGCGAGAATAATGCGTTTGTAAAAGGCCTCTATGATCAATACAAAACTGCATTAGAGCTAGCAAGGAAAGAGAATGCCAATCTTTGATTACCGTTGTGACTGCGGCAACATCTGGGAAGAACTTGTTCTCGATGATGCTCCACTCAAATGTCCGGTATGCGATATGGTCGGACAGAACACACGGTTGGTCGGACCATCACATTTTAGATTGATGGGCGATGGTTGGTACAAAACAGATTTTAAACGCAATACGAAAGCAGAGGAATAATATGAAGAAGAGCTTAGACAAGGCACTATGCGCAAAGTATCCTAAGATCTTTGCCGAACGCAATCTCCCTATGACGGAAACCTGTATGTGCTGGGGCTTTCCGGGTGACGGATGGTATCACATCCTAGACGCCCTGTGTAGCGCGATTCAGTACAGGATCGATCGCGCAAACGCAGACGCAGACGCTGCCGAAAAGCACAACCTTGCAATAACAGAAGGCAGGCTTCAAGACCTAGATCAATGGGCGCGTGAAAATCCAAAGCTTAGAGAAGTGCGAGAACGCATTCCACAAGTAGTAGCGTCGCAAGTTAAGGAAAAGTTTGGCGGTCTGCGTTTCTATTACGGCGGAGGTGACGAAGTCATCCACAACTATGTTGACTTTGCTGAACACTTGAGCTACCGTACTTGCGAACAATGCAGCAAACCAGGCGAACCATATTCGGATGGTTGGGTCCTTACGCTTTGTCCTGCTCATGCTAAGAAGTTAGGCCGGTCACACAAGGATGAAACTCCACTAAAATGAACCACGACACAATAACTTCCATTGCTATCTTTGGTGCCGGCCGAATCGGCATAGCTGCGAAGCATTTTCTAAATGGTGAAGGCTATCATAACGTCACCATGTACGACGTTGGCGAGTATGACGAAACTGTATTTGACAAGCACGAAGTATTCCTGTGCGCAACTCCGTGGTATGCAACCAAGTATATCGTAGAGAACATTGTCAAGCGCCCAGGTAAGCTTTACTTCGACATGACAGAGGATGTAGAGATCGGACGTATAGTGCGCGAAGGTAGTCAGAGTGTAATGATTCCGCATTGCGGCCTTGCGCCAGGTGCAGTTTCAATCATCGCTGCTAGTATGCTACCTGCAAACACCATCGACATTCGTGTTGGTGCAATTCCAGTTTATCCAACTGGCGCGCTAAAGTATCATCTTACTTGGTCAACAGATGGCCTTGTCAACGAGTATCTCAAACCGTGTCCTGCTATCATCGACGGTAGCCCCGCATTGCTGCCAGCGCTCGATGACCTAACACAATACTTAGACAAGAACGGATACGAATCTTTCAATACATCAGGCGGAATTGGCACTCTTGCAGAAACGCTATCTGGCAAAGCCGATCACGTTAGATATCAAACTATTCGCTATCAAGGCCATCGTGACCTTATGCGATTCCTGCTTGAAGATTTAGGGTTTAAGAAAAAGCAAAACGAACTTGTTACGCTACTAGATCAAAATCTGCCGGTTGGTGGCGAGGACAAGATTGTTATCTGGGTTGACACTGACGACAGGTTCTACCATCGTGAGATTCTAGGGCGTGGCATAATGACTGCTATTCAACGCACTACTGCCGCAGGTGTTGTAGCGGTAATGGTGTGGACTATGCGTATGGGTCTAACAAAGATTGAAGGACAGTTTCCTCTTAGACCAGGCAACTGGATTGCAAACGAAGACATTCCGCGTATCGAACTACAGGATATCAGCTGCTGGAAAAGCGTCTACGAAGACGAGCAATGATTCGAGTGGTATTAAAGCAATAAATACAATATGGGACGTAAAATGAATCTAACAGCAAAACCCGTTATCCGCGACAAGTTCTGGATCGTAGAAGCCGGCGGTGAAAAGGTAGCAACTCTGCAAGCAGGGCCTGACGGACTTGTGCTGTGCATTAAAGATCATCGCGAAAAGTTTGCTTCGATCAAAACACTTACTGAAAAATACAACATCAAGTTCGATGTTCCCACAAAGGTTGCAGTTCCTAAGAAAGCAACCACAGTATATGACTTCCCCTGCAATACAGATCCGTTCAACATTGTGTTTGATGTTAAGCGCCAGCTTCCGCTGTTTACTAAGAGTGAAAAGAGCAAGAGCTACTATTGCGCTGGATACTATATCATCAAGTTTGAGAATGGTTGGGTACGGAGTTTTTGCCCAAAAAGCATTACCCTTTCTCGCTACGAATTCAAGGGTCCGCTTATGACTAAGCTGGAAATGCTTGAACAACTGCGTCTAGCCAATGGCTAAAATCACTCCGCACATTAGCGCCTTTGCTGCCCGCGTAAAGAACATGAATCAAAGCGGGCATAGAGAGCTAAGTCTATCCGCTACAGAAGCTCGCAACCTACATGCCGAGCTATTTCAGCTTCTAGAGCTGATTGTTGAACTGCAAGATGACCTTATTAGGATCCAGGATACCACTGTCGAATTTAAGGGTGCTGATTTCTAATCTATCTCTGCGCACATAATGACTAAATACATTAGTGACGCAGGGATGAAAAATGAGCAGACCAAAGCCTACTGTAATTATTGATCACGTTGACAAGGTATCATACAAGTCCGACCAAGTATTGGCCAGCGATGGTATCTGGGCTGTGTTCTACGAAAACCGTCCAATCAATCTAAAAACTGCTAACATTTTGATTAGCTATCCGGGACCTAAATACAAGAAGGTTTCATTTTCGAATAGCGGACACGCAATTAACCTATGCCGAAAATTAAACTCACTGTTCAAGACCGACAAATTTACGGTTGTGTTGCTAAAGCAGGGAGAACAGATTTTTCCTTAGGAAAGTTGATGGAACAGAACGTTGATCGCGAAACGTTACAAGATGCTATATTCGATCAGCTAATAATTCCTGAGGATCAGTATTCATATATCTACAAGCAGTTCTGGATTAACCCTAGCAACAAAAACAGCCTGCGCTTAACAAAACGCGGATACGTCCTCCTAAGTAAGACACTTGGTCTTACATACTACGTTAACACTTTCAGAGACCCTGTTAACACTACTCATGCATTAAACCTAACTCAAGGTATGGTTCTATTGCAACTTGATCGCACAATGACCTGCCCATACTACATTTCCGATTTCAATCGATTAGATCTATTCGGCGAGAAGGAACAGATGTGGCTTGCAATGTACGACGGCGACCTACTTAAATTCCTCGCAAGCTGGAAATGATCAGAGTTATTATTCAACCCGGGCTTGCTGTATCACAAGTTGAGCAATGGTGTCGCACGTCCTGCAACGGTCCGTGGTCGAATTTGTATATAACCGATCCGCACGGCATGAGGTTGTCCTCTAGGCGTCGTTGCTTTCTGCTTGAGGAGCAGGATGCTACGCTATTTCAGCTGCGCTGGGGTGGCAACGTAAGTCATTGATTCATATAGTCTTTATTTCCCTTTAGAATCAAGCACTTAGCTACGGCAGATTTCGGTTGACAGGACAGCCAAAAGGCTTTACAATGTATGTATGCTGAACGTTAAGAGAAAGAAGCGCAACGACAGGACCCACATTGTGTATCACATTGTGATCGCGGGTGCGTCCTACATTGGCATCACTGCCAAAACGGAAGGGACGGTTACCAAGTCGCTTCAGGCGCGCTTCATGAAGCACGTTTACCGTGCGCGGACAGAGTCCAAGGATTGGCCGCTGTATAACGCGATGCGCAAGCATGGCGACGCCAATGCGTTCGTGGACATCGTTTGCATTGTGCGCGGCAAAGCAGAAGCCCATACGTTGGAGCGCGAAATCATCCGCGAACTGCAACCCACGTTGAACTTGGCGTAAACAGCGGTTGACAAGAAACCAAAACGGCGTTATAATTCACTTACACTAACAGCGAAGGACCAAAAATGGCTGATATGACACAAGGAAGAACGGTAACGATTGCGCAGGCGCGCAAGATGGTTGAGCGGTGCCTGAGCAAAAAGCGTCCGATCTTCATCTGGGGCCCAGCGGGCATCGGTAAGTCCGAACTGGCGCAACAGATTGCCGACGACATGGGCGGGCTGCTGATCGACTTGCGCATGCCGCTGCTGGAGCCGACGGACTTGCGCGGCATCCCGTACTTCAACAAGGAAAAGAACGTCATGGACTGGGCGCCGCCCATCGACTTGCCGGACGAAGAGCTGGCGTCGAAGTACCCGGTGGTCATCCTGTTCCTGGACGAAATGAACTCCGCTGCGCCGGCCGTGCAAGCGAGCGGGTACCAACTGATTCTGAACCGCAAGATTGGGCGCTATACGCTGCCCAAGAACGTGGTGATCATTGCTGCGGGCAACCGCGAAAGCGACAAGGGCGTGACCTACCGTATGCCGGCTCCGCTGGCTAACCGGTTCATCCACTTGGAAATGAAGCCGGACTTCGCTTGCTGGCTGGAGTGGGCGGTCAAGAACAACATCCACAAGGACGTGGTGGGCTACTTGTCCTGGATGAAGAAGGACTTGTTCGACTTCGACCCGAAGGGTTCGAGTCGCGCGTTTGCTACGCCGCGGTCCTGGAAGTTCGTGAGCGACTTGTTGGAAGACGAGAGTGCCGACCGCGAGACGCTTACCGACCTGGTGATTGGTACTGTGGGCGAAGGCATTGGCCTGAAGTTCGACGCGCACCGCAAGATTGCGTCCCAACTGCCGCAGCCGACCGACATCCTGGAAGGCAAGGAAAAGGACCTGAACATCAAGGAAATCAGCGCAATGTATGCGTTGACGATCGCGATGTGCTACGAACTGAAGGATGCGTTGACGCGCCTGGGTCCGAAGGAAATGGACAAGTGGCATGCGATGGCCGACAACTTCTTTATCTACATGATGAAGAACTTCGAAACGGAAATGACGGTCATGGGTGCGCGGGTTGCGTTGACGACGTATGCGCTGCCGTTCAGCACCCAGAAGCTGAAGAGCTTCGAGGAATTCCACAAGCGGTTTGGGAAGTACGTTGTGGCAGCGAGCACCTCGAAGAACTAAGTCCAACCAGCAGGGCGGCGAAGTGCCGCCCTGCGATACTTTGGGATTGAAATGGCCACGAATCATCCTTTGACGTATGTGATTGACGACCCGGACTTTGACGCGGCATATGATGCTGCGGTTGCCGGGCAGAAAGATTTGCGTAAACACTTCGACGCTGCCTTGGTCGGAGTCAACAAGGACGATGGCGATGCGGTGTTTGCTGCTTTGTTCGCCGCGTTTGCTCCGAAAGACAAATAATGTACGGTCTACAATTTGAATGGGTTGAGAACGATCCGGTCTACGTTAAGGAGTTCATGTACCTTAGGCTGAAGGGATCTCTACGCCCGGCCATCTTTGCAAGCATTTCACGACAATATCGAAGCGGAATCATCAACCGTAAGTATTATTGGGTCCTGCGTATCAATCTTAAGGACGCCCGAACCGGACGCGACGTTGGTGGATTCTACGATTCGCGTGACGATGCTGTTGCGGCTTGTAAGCAATACATGAAAGGTATTTTCCGTGACCCACGGGACGATGGTCCCCAACCCAAAGAAAGCTAATCATGGCGTTCAAGTTTATTGGCTGGTGCTGCGAGACCGACGACAAGGGTTCAAAGCACGACAAGATTTGGGGCTACTTCGACAACGGTGAACCCGAGGGCGATCGTTGGTCGCAGACGCAGAAGGTCTACGTCTTCTGGGGTGCGCGTGGTAAGAAGAACACGATCCATTTCAAGGACGCCGTGCTCGACCATGACCTCACGAAGCTGCGCGACAACAAGCGGTTCGGTAAGGGCTACGAACCCATCAGCGAAGAAAAGCTGCTGAAGATTTGGCCCACGTTTCATGAGGACGTCGACATGAAGCTTTGCTTCGACGTGCTCGCTAACCGGGTGATGCCACGATGACCATACATACCGAAGTAAACGGCTACAATCGGGTAATTTACGACGACATGAACCCGCGTATCTATTACGAGGAGTGCCGCTGCG